TACGGCTTTTTTATATGGCGATTTCTTTCATAAATAGTTGGAGTGCGCAATCCAGTGGCAATGTCACCAGTGGATTAGGCATTGATACCAGCACTGGTACTCAGGGCGGCAACCTCCTAATCGCCTTTATCATGACGGTTGGGACGGGCACTATCAGTCCGCCCGATGGCACGTGGTCAACCATTGTTCCGCAATGGCAGAGCGCCGGCGGTTTTAGTTATTTCGCTGTAGTCTTTGCCAAGCCGGCAGCTTCCGGAGCGGTTTACACATTTACCACTGGCGGCAATTCAGTCCTCATCTCAGGCGGAATCATTGCTTTAGACGGAGCAAACTCCACATTCGATACTGCTGGTACCGGAGATAACGGTAACGGCACTCAGATATCTGCTAGCAGTATCAGTCCCAGCTCTAATCCAGGTAACGATTATCTCTTATGGTTTGCTGGTGTAGGTGGGGCTGGCGGCAATTTCACAGCGACCACACCTAGCGGTTACACACAAGCCTGGGCTAACCAAGCAACTGCTACGACCAATGGAACGACGGGAGCTTATAAAGGGCCTGTCGGGGGTGGGGCTACTGGTGCTGTCACTGACGGTACCGCGCCTTCTATCTGGCTAGCTGTTAATGCTGCAGTCGCACCGCTGGTAGGCGATACGCCATCGGTACGTTTGCCGATGGCGGCGATCACTGGCAACCAGACAACTTGGGCTGCTCCGCAAATGCTGCGGCAGCACAATGTTGTATTCCGTGCTGCCAATCTTCCTGATCCGTATCGTGTATCACATGCGCCATTGCCAGCCAGACAGGCTGGTATGGCGCAATGGTGGGCTCCAGTCCCGGCTCTACACCACCAGAATGTTGTCTTTAGGGCAGCGAATCTACCTGATCCTTACCGTCAATCCATGCCGCCCGTGCCGGCAATCCAAGCGGGAATGCGGCAGTGGTGGGCCCCGGCTGTTTTATTACGCACGACTACTGGGGACGTATTAGTTGCGCCAGTCAAGAATGATCCTACTGGTTTTCCATTCCAAGCTGTTCAGCAGCCGTTATGGGCACCCGTTTCATCGTTGCATCCCACGGCGGGGGATTTCAGAGAACCTAATCAACCTGACCCTTATCGGCACTCGATGGCTCCCATTCCGGCCTGGCAAGCCGGAATGCAGTCGTGGTGGGCACCCGTCCCGGCTCTTCATCCGACTATTACTGAGTTTCATGGTGCTACTGAAAATGATGCGCGTCCTTCTCAGTTGCCACTGCAGGCTATTCAACAATCGTGGTGGGCCCCGATTGTCAATTTCCGTGCGACTGTCACACCGTTCCATGGTGCTACCGAGAATGATGCACGTCCGTCGCAGTTACCTATTCAGGCTATTCAGACTGGCTGGTGGGCTCCAGTTCCAAGCTTGCATCCCACTGCAGGGGATTTTAGGGGTGCCACCGAAAATGATTATCGGCCCTCTCAATTCCCGTTCGCGGCGATTAATGGCAATCAGCTTTGGTGGGCTCCAGCGGTTCTGTTCAGGAGCACTAACACCGATGTTGCTCCAGTTCTCGAACATGATGCGCGTGTTTCACGTCTTCCGTATCAGGCGATTCAAGGTGGTTGGTGGGCTCCAATCCAGGCGATGCATCAACGTTCGGAGTACGCTAGCGGACCCGCTCCGGCAGTAGGGGCGGATGCTATCGTAGTCTGGCGGCACCGGGCAGGCTGGCAGTAAAGAAGCTACTTGACATATTTCATTTGTTCTGACTTAGAATAGAGTATCGCTTTAGCCTTGTAGCGACCCTTACAAGGCCCCTGGCGGGTATCTGCGGCCTGCTTCTCCCAAGGGACTCCGCGACCAAATTGGGACTTTACGTTTCGATTTTAGGTAATGGAGCTACTCCCTTGGCACAGTGGGTCTATCAAGCTTCTGATGTATTAACTAACCAACGTTGGGCTAAGCTAATGCTTACCCAGTACATGGCTGATACGGATTTTCTCCGTTTCGCTAGCCGGGATGAATCCGCGTTGGTTCTTATTCTGGATGATTTGCAGAAGCACGCTGGAGATCGAGTAATCTTCGGTGTCAGTGAGTTGCTGCAAGGCCCTGGCGTTATGGACCTCAACTCCCTAACCGGTAATGAGGAATCTCCCATAACTTACGGCGACACTCTCTACATACATGAGCTAGCCCATGCAATTTTGTTGGTTGGTCCGATTTCTGACCAACGTATTTTGTTTGATCGTCGTAAAACTGGCCGCTCACGTCTTAGCGACTGGTATGCGGCTCGAACGGACCATAGCGGGGCTAATCAGCTAGCTGGATATACTCCGCAGACAGACACTCGTTTTACGGGATTGCAGTCTACGGTTGCTACGACTCGTCAGGTTTTGCCAGCTGGCATTACCGATGCGGCTAACTTAACTTCCGCGAATACCTTCGATATCACAGCCATTGATACGGCTACTAACAATGCGAAGGCGATTACTTCTGGTATTCGTGCGTTACGGGTAGGGTCACGAGACTTCTATATTCTGTTCATGCACACCAGCCAAGCGACGGATATGCGCAAAAATACGTCTCTTGGCCAATGGTTGGATATTCAGAAAGCCGCTATGACAGGTGGCGATATTGGTGACAACCCCATTTCCTGGATGGCGTTGGGCATGTATCGCCAGACCTTGATTCATGAGAACGTTCGTATAACCAATGCGGTTGCCAATGCAGGGACAGCGGTGGCTAACACCAAGCGTGCATTACACATGGGTGCGCAAGCAGCGGTATTAGCTTTTGGTCGTTCTCAGAATGATTCCAACAAGTTTCGTTGGCTGGAAGAGCTACGAGACTTTGGTCGCCAGATTGGTATCGGGGTAAGCGCTATCTGGGGACTATTGAAAGTAAACTTTAACAGCACCGACTTTGCGGTTCAGTGTGTAGATACGTACGGACTCGACCTGGATACTTTGGGTGCAGCAGCAACTAATGCTCAGTAACGGTAACGGCGATCACGCTGAGATAAAGAGTGATTTGGTCATCGGCTATCCGCACGGTGGCTCCGTGCGGACATGCTTTATGAATTCAATGATCGCTTTCCGTGAGTACGATTTGGCTCATAGGCGGCGGTTGGCGGCTACTATTGATGATCGTGGGCTTTATATTACTTCGGTCCGGAATAAGATTGTCGCTAAATTCCTGCAGCTGCCGCCTAAATGTGAATGGTTAATGATGATTGATACGGACCAGCAGTTTCTTCCCTGGATTCCGTATCAGTTATTGGAGTCGGCAGAGGAAATAGGCGCCAAGGTTATGTCGGCACTCTACTTCGGAATAATTGATGAGATTGTTCCTATGTGGTGGACGCGAAATGGCGACGGTGACTTTTGTACTGTAAGCGATATTGACACTGGCACTATTCAGGAAATTCAGGGGTTTGGTGCTGGGATGTTTGTTTGTCATCGCTCAGTGTACGAAGCAATGGCTGAACGATACAGCAAAGATAGCTGGAAATGGTTCGCCCATGACGAGATGTTGTTTAAGGGCGAGATGGTCCATATGGGTGAGGACCTGTGCTTTTGTCAGCGTCTAACTGATATGGGCATTCCTATGTATGGCGATGGCCGAGTACGTATTGGACACGATAAGTCACAGCTCATTACGATTGAATCGTTTATGAAGACGTATAAGCCGCGCGAGCCTGGGGTAGCGCCGCGAGAGACGGCAGTCGATTTCTAGAGGTATAAAGTATGGTCACTTTCAAATCGAGTTCGGTTAACAGACTGGGGTTCCCGCGTGGTGCGGGTGTCTACCCGGTTAAGGATGTTGGGGTTGTGACCATCGCCTCTAATACCACTTTGTCGTCAGCAACTACCGACACGCTGCAGCTCTGTTACATTCCACCTAATTGCTTTATCAGCGACTGGAAGATTTTCTTTCAGTCTACCGCTGTTACTAATGCGTCGGTGGTGTTTGCATTGCAGGATAGCCTGGCATCACCAACCACCTATATGACAGGCATTACTCAGTTTCAGACAGGTGGTGGCGTTATCGGTATGTCAGGTGGTGTGGTGGCGGTGACGGCGCCAGATACTGTAAGCATGCTGAATGCTGGGACTATGTATGGTGCTACCGCACGGTCAATAGGTACGACTGGTGCACCAGTTGTGGTGTGGGCATCAGGAGTACTTTTGAATCTTGTCTGTACGACTACCTCGACTACCACGAGTGCAGCTACAGCGCGGAGCATCATTTACATGGTGGAATTTACACCCAGTTACGATCAGGGTGTTTAAATGAAAATTAACGATGTTTTGTGTCCTATCCCTGATAACTTCAAATCAGGACCTCCGCGTGACGAGAAGGCTCACGACGTAACGCCGGATGCTGGAAATTTGAATGAAGGTTGGCCTCCGAAGGGTCATCTCCAGGGAGCCGGCGATGAATTCTATGAAAGTTTATGGGGCGTCTTTGACGGCCAGAGGAAAGGCTAATGGCAAAAGGTGATAGCAGCATTCATCAGGATCCATTCAATGAAGTAGATAACAAGGACCCCAATAAGCCGGACTCGACCGGACTGGACCTATACTTTGGCGGGTATGATTGGATTCTTAAGATGCATGGCACTATGGGGCCGGATGCCATGATAAATGGTACTCCGAATTCTAACGCATCGGATGACCTTTACGGTGGTCCGGCCAAGGGCGAACCGAACCCGATCAATAAGAAGGCTAATTAATGAAACGTATTGCGGCTATCCTGAGTCTGCTTGCTGTCCTGGGTGGCGCGCAGTACGCCCATGCACAGGCAGTCGCTAATCAGTTCGATATGTGCACACAGTTCCCGAAGCAAAGCGCAGCGATTAATATCAGCACGGCAACGGATACTCAGCTGGTAGCTTCACAGGCTAACAACAACATTTTCCTGTGTGGATTCTTTCTTAATCAGGTAAATGGGTCTGGCAGCTTAAAGTTTGAGTATGGGACGGGAACGAACTGTGCCACTGGCAAAACTGCGCTGACTGGGGCAATCTTTGCTTCGACGGTAGCCAGTAAAGTAACAAATACTAACAATACGCCGAATCTAGCGGCGGGAACGCAGTTAGTGGTGCCTGCTGGCAATGCGTTGTGTGCCTTGTCTACTGGGACTATCCAGCAGAGTGGGTATATTTCCTATGTTCAAGCGCCACAAGTACAAGCGGCTAGTTATTTTGACCCGTGTAATCAATATCAAAAGTCGTCAGCCCTCATCAATTTTTCTTCAGCTACGACATCAGAAATAATTGCACCGTCGGCGGCTGGTCAGCAGACATATATATGCAATATCTTCCTGGAAGATGCTGGGCGAGCGACTACGGCGAATACTACGACTTTTGAATACGGAACTAAGGCCAGCACTGCCTGCGATACAGGGGCGACTGCTCTTACTGGACCTTATACGGGGACAGTAACTAATGGTGATGCAAGCTTCATAGGTCCTGCTGAATCATCGGGGACTGATCTTGTCGTACCTGCACAGAAAGAGTTTTGTGCAGTTACGTCACAGTCCACTACTGTAACTGGCTGGGTGACTTACGTACAGCGTTAGATGCCTGAGATCATTTGGACAGATCATCGGCGCCGGTTGGTATTAATGCGGGGAGGGATACCGGCTGAGAATCAATATTTCCTAGAGGTTCGGGCAGGCGACAAAGATGCCATGGGCAAGGCGCAGTGGGCACCTTTAGGATTAGACTGGGATGTATTTAAAGCAATCTTAAGATCCGTACAGGCGTGGGACCCTGTGATTTTAAATCCTGATGAGATGCAATAGTGGCAGAAGCTTATCAGCTGTCCCAGACCGACCAACGAACATTGGGGACGTTGCAGCAGAAGCTGTTAAACGAGCTCAATCGTCCTGATTTAGAAGCCGAAGCTCTCATTTACATTCAAGAGGCTATTCGTTTCCATCAACGAAAGCCTTTTTTCTTTAATCAATTCGATAACACTCCGATTGCGACTTGGGCGGCTAATACTGTCTACCCACAAGGGTCTACGATTCAGACTGCTATTGGCGGGACTCAATATGCAGTTACCGCGCTGAATACTGGGACTAGCGGCAACACCCAACCGGTTTTCTCTACCACCATCTTAACTGCTTTGGTTACGCCTAACGTTCCGCCGCCTGTACCCGGAACGCCAGGAACTGTAATTGACAATAACATAACTTGGGGAACTGTAGGGTTATGGAGTACGACTGCGTGGACTCAGCTAACCACAGTGTACAACATTAATCAGTACCTTCCACCTATAGATTATGTGTCTCCGCAGAGACTGGAAATTACGGTTCCTAACCTTCGGTATCAGTTGGTACAAATCAGCTATGACGAGCTACGTGATTACGATGTTGTACGAATAGGGGGCAGTCAGGTAGGTGCTGTCGAGGCGTATCCTACGATGTGGGCCTGGTATCAGCAACAGTTTTATTTATGGCCGTATCCTAACAGCTTTTATCCTATTACGGTGTCCTATCGTGGGGCGCCACCGATGATATTCGCTCCTAATCAAACCAGCTTTTGGACAACTACAGCAGAGGGCTTGATTCTAGCAGAAGCAGCTTATCGCATGTGTATTAAGTTCATTCATGATCCTATTGCTGCAGCTGATTACCTGGCAATCAAAAAGTATGAAGAAGCGGCTTTACGATCTCAGAGTATTATGCAACGTAGTCCTGCCTTCTCTGGCATTCCGGCAAATGACTGGTAATGGGAACTCCATTCAAAACCGGGGAGGCGCGGGAGATACCTTTTACCGATTTTGCTCCTGACCTCGAGCGTGACGCCAAGGGCATTATTCTCGATGCTCAAGGGGCGTTTCCGACTGTTAGTGGTTATCAGGCGTTTAATCAAGCACTACCGCATATTTATGGGCCTTTACCGGAGACCCCAACGGGGGCGACGGTAGGATTGTACTCGACTGGGGCAATTCAACATTTTGCTGGAGGGTATCAGCACCTCTATGGTTTGCAGGGGACGATGGACGACCCTGCTAGCGTATGGACTCAGATTGATGGTTTAGGGCCTAATGCTCAGTTTCAAGCGGGGAAATGGCGGTTTGCGCAGTACAACGATGACATGATTGCTGTTGGTGACATGAATGTATTGCCGCAAGTAGCGAGTGGGCCGGCTGGTGGGTTTGGCATATTACCTGGCGGACCGCCTCAAGGGGCAACGATAGTTCTCGCGGTCAATAGTCAGGTGATGATGTTTGTTGGCAATACTTGGTATGTCAGCGCTATTGGCACTGACCGCGTGTGGGTTACTAATACCGGGAGTCCCATCAATGGGACTCAAGTCCAGAGTGGATTTGCTCCTATCACGGATTTCCCTGGGCCAGTGGTAGCGGCGCAAGTGCTTTACCGGCAAGTAGTGGTGTTTAAGAACCAAGGCATTTGGTTGATGTCATATGTTGGTGGAGATGCTATTTGGAGCGTTCAGATAATCTCTGATGTAAACGGGACGTGGACTCAGGAGTGTACGATGGCAATTCCGGAAGGAATTGCCTTCTTTGGGCTGGATGATTTTTATCTCTGTACTGGGTACACGCCGGTTCGTATTCCAAATAATCTCAAGGAATGGTTTTTTGACACTGCGGATCCCTCGCAGTTCGCCAAGATGACGAGTCGATATGATCCGTATCATGCGATTGGATATTGGCATTTCGTTAGTAAACAGCCTCCGTTTGCTGGGGTCCCTGATCGGTTCGTAGCTTATAATTTCCGCGCCAAGCGTTGGGCTCCGGGATATTTGAATACGCCATGTGTACCGATTCCGAATTATCATTTTACGTCTAACGCGGATATTAACGGGTTTTACTTCGATACATCGAATGTGTTGCAGACGTTTCGTGGGCCCGCAGGCAACATGCGGATTCTGACCGGTTATATGGGAGAACCGGGTAAGATTACGCAATTGATGGCTGTACGTCCCAAGTATACTAACTTCCCGGCCTCTGAGAGCTTGCAAGCGTTCCATGTTCAGGCTTTAGGGCGTCCAGACCGCCAGGGGTCGCCAGCGACGCTTGGGCAAGATCGTTGGTTTTATCTACGTCAGAGCGCACGTTATCACAGGGTACAGTTAGAAGTCAGTGGCAGTCTGACCATGACCGGAACTGAGAATTTGTTGGCTGGGGCTGAAGTAACGGGATTTGCGTTGCAAGCACGAGAGACGGGAGACCGGTGATACAGAATTTCCAATTGCCGTCTCCGCCGCCCGAATCGGATGCTTCATTTCAGGGCTGGCTCAAGTGGGTGACGCAATACGGGAATACGCTTTACACCTATTTGAATACGTGGGAACAGGCTCTAGCCAAGCAGTTCAATACGCTGTTCAACGATTATGGGAAGGATATCGTTGCTGCGGCGAATACCACTGTGAGTGCAGCGGTTCATCAAGTAACGGGGAGCACCACCATAACCACGTTGTCTCAACCGCCAGGGCAGACAGCGGTGAGTATGGTGACTTTGCTGGCTAAGGATGGCTTTGCCTTAGCGAGCACTGGGAATGTTCAAAATGCAGCTAGTATTCCTAAAGGGGGAAGTGTGGCCCTAGCCTATCATCCGGCTCTGAAGAAGTGGCTTACGATTCCCGGTAACCCCATTGCACTCAGCGTAAGTACGAGCAGCAATTCTCCCTATGCAGTGGGAGCGGGCGGTGTGCTGTTTGTCGCAGCTGATACGGCTAACTTTATTGCCAATCTCTCGGCTACTCCTCAAATCGGAGATACTGTGACAGTGAAAACAGTCAGTGGGTTTTCTACCGTACTGACTCCAGCTGCCGGTCAGCAGATAGATAATCAGCCTGTCGGCAATGCGTTGAATGTACCGGCAACGCAGACAGCGCAGCTTATGTGGACGGGGACGAGTTGGCAAAGTTTATACAAATCTACATAGTCTTGTTCCTGCTTTTGGCAGCAACAGCGTATGCTGTTGCTACTTGTACCGTTACAGGTCAAGTCTTTAACGTTGATGGCTCTGTTGCTGCCAACGCTACGATTACGTTTAATCCGATGACCCCACAGCCGCTGACTACGGGCGGCGCTTCTTATACAAGTCAGCCAGTTTCGACTACGACAGATGCTAATGGCAATCTCGCTCCCATAACTTTGCCGCAAGGACTGTCGGCGCAGGTAACCATTTACGAAAATGGGGCTAATTACGGTGGCTTTACTGTAATTGTTCCGTTTATGTCGACGGTTCCGTTCGTTAAGATGGAACAAGGCATCAATACGGACCCCCTGAATGTGCTGGCATCGAGTCAGCCACCTACGGGGCCGCTGAGCATGAATGGCCAGAATATTACAAATCTGGCCTGTCCACAGAATCCTGGAGATGCATTGGCTCAAGGATGTGGCAATACTCTCGGGCAGATTCTGATAAACAGCGATATTGATTTTGGATTGTTTAATTTGCTCGAAGTGGGGGGGATTAATCTTATCCAGCAGCCGGCTGTTACGAGCATCGTGGGAACGTCTAATTGCACAGGAACGTGTGCAACGACTTACACCTACGAGGTTACTTGTGTCACTAGCACAGGTGAAACGAATGCTAGCTTGCCGGTAACGCTTACTAATGCCTCTACTTTAACGACAAACAATAACAACGTTTTGACGTGGCCATCAGTAACTGGTTCAAGCTGCAACCAAGGCTTCAATATCTACGGACGCACGAATGGTTCCCTTGGCTTTATGATTAACATTGCTCAGGGAACGAATACTTGGACGGATAATGGTTCTATACCTACGCCTACTGATTCGTGGACGATGACTTGGAATCAGAATACGTCTTATCCGTCCGTGATGGTTTGGGATCTGCGTGGCATTTCTACCACTGTTCCAATAGACCAGGTATCGACCAATTCAGGAGCTCAGAGTAATACCCTCACTGCTACTGCCGTTACCACCAGCCATAACAACGACACTCAGCTTCCGATTTTCA